GCGCCGGGGAAATCGGGGTCCGTCACTTGCGCGAATACGCCGGTCGTCTGATCGTAGATGAATGCGTCGGGGTTGCAGGCGAAGAATATCTGCTTGCCGTTGTCAGCGATGGATACCGGGCCGGAGCCCGTCACAGAACCTAGCAGGACAGGCGTAGCGGTTGGGCTAGTGATGCTGTAGACTTCGGAGCCCGACACGACGTACATCTTCGTGTTGTCGGTGGAGTTGACCCACTCCGCACGGATAGGCCCTGTGCCGATTGTCTGCAGGAGCCGCAGGCCGGGCGTACGCTGGAAATATGACGTGGTCTGCCCTGAGTCCAGCACCTCGGGGTACAGGTTCACAAGGCGGCTGTTGGCTGCGTTGACCGACCGGGCGACGTACGAGCCCCCTAGAATGGGTGTGGGTATCATGGCTTACCCAGCCGTGTCGCTATAGATGTTGTAGCGGGCCGTCTCGCCCGCGAGCCCTGCGGGCAGCGACAGGACGTCCATCGGGTTGTTGATACGTTTCAGGTCGCGCTTGCTCGCTACGGAGATGCGCGACACCGTGGGGCTGGGCTCCACACCGAACTCGGGCGCAAGCTCGCACGCCAGATTGTAGCGGAACGCGCGCCGGTAGCCGGGCGGGAACGCCAGCACCGTTGCCAGCGTGACAGGCTGCGATAGCTCTGTGATAGACACTAGGTGCCATGTGAGCGCCTGCGTCGGCACGGGGTACACTGTGAGCGTCACGTCAGGGAACGCCGCGTCGACGAACAGGACTTGCGGGATGGGGCTGGTTGCAGTCTTCAGCGCGATGGCGTTGTACTGCTGCTGGTTGATAAGGCTTACGCCGTACGACAGACCGTTGCTGTCCAGAAAATAGCTGGCGTCATCCACGATCACCGGACGGTTGCCAACGAAGTCGCCGGTAGGGCCGACCGTGCGGCTGGCTGCGGCTGGGGGCCACACAAAGACCTGCTCCTGTGTAGCGAACACCGACAGGCGCTCGATACTCCACGAGTCAAGCATCTGGTTCATAGCCACCAGAGCGTCGTTAGATGTTTCGGCAGAAGGTGTCTCGCCTTCAGCGAGTACGCCGATAAGTCGTAGCGCACCGTTGATGAGATCGCTAGACGTCGTCATTTACGGTTGCCTTTCGACGGCGCGGCTTGGGCATCGTGTTCTCCGGCTGCATGCCGTTGAACTCAGTGACTACGTATTTGAGAGGTGCCGGTGTCTCGGGTACAGCGTCCACAGGCGCACTAACAGGAACAGGACGGGTAGGATCAGCAACAGTATAGCGAACCCAACCACTCTTTTCATCGTACGCTGCTTCTTGTTCGCTACACGCCACCTTCGCACCGTGTATGTCATGCTTCAGGTAGATAACAGCCATCTAGTTTAGCTCCTGTGCGGTACGAAAACTCAGGGTAGCCGAAAAGCTACCCTGAGTAAACTCGTTACACCGCCGGACTAGACGATATACAGGGTCCAAGTGCCAGCGCCGGTTTTGACGTTGACCAGCGTAACTCCCGAAGTGACCGCAACGGCGGCTTTACCCACGAGGGTCCAGCCTGTTCCCGCCACCATGGTGACGACGCCAGAGCTCGTGCCGATGTTGACAAAGCGCGTCACGAAGGACGAGCCGACCTTGGCGTTGCCAAGCGAGGCTTCCAACAGCGCGACGGTGGGCAGCGTGTAGCTGGCCGCTGACGTGGTGGGGTTGCCGACGAGGACGCTGCTAGTGAGTTGAGCGACGGTGAGGGTCGCGGTAGAGGTGGCCGCGCCGATAGGAACGGTTTGTATATACAGGTTAACTTCACTTGTATTGCCGTCACCGATCTGCTGACCGCCGCCGATTGTGGGGATAGACATGATAGAGGTTCCTTGAACTAGAAGCCATTCGCCGCCGGGGCTGTTACCCCGGCGGTGACGCGGGGTTTAGCCCCAGAGGCGGGTTGCGAGTTGCGGGCGAATAACCCCGTAGCCGTACAGAACGTCAATACGGCAAGGCATCCGGTCGTTGTTGATATCGTACTGACGTACGATACGCAGCGAGATACCGTTGTGGTTAGCGCGCGACGCCATGTCAACGCCTTGCGGCATCAGCAAGTCGGCGGTTGCAAACGCGATGGCGTTCTTGTTGTAGACCAAGTTCTGCGGGTACACAGTCGATGCCGTGCCGACGAATGTGACGGCGGCGGAAGCGAGCGGGAACGCATTGACAGTGGCGAGAGCGTGCGCCGCCGTGTAGATCGCCGGGGAGATGGCGACGTTAGCGTATGCGCCGCCCGAAGCCGTGTTGAGCGCCGTGCAGACGAACTGCTGCAGCGAGCCCGTGGACTCACGGGTTTGCGGGTTGACCGCGTAGACACCTGCGATGGTGAACACGTCGCCAGCTGCGATGGTCTGCGTACCCGTGCCAGTGATGGCGAGGGTGGCTTGGCCTTGCGTCGAGACGGTCGTGGTGACAGTCGCGCCGGTAGCAGTGCGCGAGCCGGTTGTGAACTGGCGAATGGACTGCGACATGTTGATTTCGTCGAAGCCAAGAACGCCGGTCCCCATCATGCCAGACTTGAATTGCTTGCTGATGGTGTCGGTCGGGTTGAAGAAGCCCTTCATGCCTTCCACGAGCCCTGCGTTCGCCGCCGGGTTGACGGTGGTGTAGCGTTGGGACATGGGCGCGGCAGTTTCGTTGAGCTTCTGTTGAGCAGCCAACAGAACAGCCGACGTCGCAGGGGTCGTACCCGGCGTGCCGACGGAGTTGAAGATGCTGGCGTACGCATTAGCGACGTCGGCATCGACAGAGGCAGCAAGCTGCGAGATGCGGGGCGCGAGAACGCGCTCCGAGAAGTCATCCAGCGACAGAGCCATTTCGGCAGTCGTGAAGTTGACCGCGACGTGTTTCTGGCTGGAGACGGTGAGGGAGGTGAATTGCTCTTGGTCGTCCGCGACGCCGAGTGCAGCGCCGTCGGTGACGAGCGCGCGATCCGGCAGACGGATGCGGAGAGTGGAGCCGATTTTAGCGCCGGAGACGGCAAAACTGTCGTCGTACTGGCGGTTAACGTTGCGAGTGATGACGAGGTTGTTCTCCAGAATTTGAAGAGCTTTCCGCGTAATCATGTCGATGGTAAGCAGGGAGTTAGCCACGGGGTTGTTCCTTGAAGCTAGCGGTTAAGATTGGCCTCCAGCCGCTTACGCTCCCGTGCGTTCTCCGCATTGATCCACTCTGAATCCGACATGCTCTTTGTGGCGCGCGGGTCCGTCGTGTCCAATACTTTGGCGCTCGCACCGCGAGCCGCAATAGGCGTGATAGGCGCTGGGGCCGATGAAGTAGTCTTGCCGGGTGGGCTGGTCGCCAGTTTGGCTGACAGCTTCCCAATTTCACGCGCTTGCTGGACAGGGGCGAGCTTGGCGATACGTGCGGCTTCTGACGGGTGGCTTCCGAGATGATACAGTATCTCAGGCCCTAATTCGTCAGCCATGACAGCTTCGGCCATTGTCGAAGATACGGGCACCGCAGGGTTGTACGCGACTTGTTCGAAGTCCTCGTACTTTTCGCGGGCCGTTTCGGCACGGTCCTCATAGCTCTCACGGAACGCGGCTGCTTCCGCTGCGGCCTGCCGTTTGCTGACTAGTTCCGCCGCCTTTTGTTCAGCTAACGCTTCTGCGTACGCTGGGGCGTCGTCAAAGTCGGCAACATTCGGCGGTGTGACCGGGGCCACTGGCTGAACGGGTTGCGGTCGCGCCTGCTCACGTTGCCATTTTCGCGACTCTCTAGCGAGGCGCTTACCGATGGCAGCATCCAATTCTTCCTGTGTGAAAGTCTTGGCAGGCTGTTCGTCTGTAGTTTCCACCGGCTGGGTAGCTTCTGCAGGTTCCGGTGCCGCCGTGGCTTCCGGTACTGGCGCGGGTGTGCCCGCTTCAAGGTCTTGCGTGGTCATGGGTTTTCCTTACGGACCGGGTGAGGCGCACCCGTACGCTATAAAAGTCCTATACTGCGACTTATACGCAGTGTCAAGCGGCCTCAAGCGCCGCGCCGCGCCCGTAAGAGGTGTGGTGGCGGCGGGTAGCTGACTGATCTTGACGTAGGCCATTAAATACCTCGGCTGATTTCGTACACGTTGCCGTAGCGAAACCCTAGTTTAGTCCACGACAAACCCAACGCGCTGCCGGTTTTATCGCTGGAAAGGTATATGTTTCCCGGCCCTGTGTCGAGTATGGCCGCGTCGTCGAACATCAGCGTAACTTCTCGACCGTAAGGGGGCTCAACGCCCACACTAGCTGTAGCCGCAGCGCCAGACCCGCCGCCGCCTGAAAAGCCCACGGTAGGTGCGCTTGTATAGCCAGAGCCGTTATTGGTCACGTAGACGCCGTAAATGACGCCGTCC